ACCGAACTGGGTGATCCTGTTAACGCACAAGACGCTGTTACTAAGCAGTACCTGGAGGACAACTACTTCGATGATGGTACTGAAACCATTACAAGTGGTGAAACCTGGGCTGTGGGCGACACTACGATTGCTACCACTGCATCTATTGATAACCGTGTTGATTTTAAAATTGACGCGGCTATTACTGGCGATGTGTTAGTTGACAATACTGGTCTTACTAAGTCTACCAATGCTGGTCAAACAACTCTAGGTATTGGTGCAAGCAGTGTTGATCTTGATAGGATCAAAGCTGGTGACATCATTACATCCAGTGAGTCTAACCCTAACAACGATACGACTATCGCTACTACGGCAAAGATCGACGACATGATCGATGCCGCTATCACTGGCGATATTGCTGCTGATAGCACAGGGTTGAGTGTTACCAACGATGGTGACGGAACTATTACTTTGGGTATTACTCAAGGTGGTGTAGATCTTGACCGTATTAACCCAGCTGACGTCATCACACTGGCAGAACAAAATGCCGGTCCTACTACAGATGACGACAGCATCTTTACTTCTAGTGCTGCTGCTAAACGGTTTGACACTCTTGTACAAACCGGCACTCCCGCTAGTTCTCCTTATCCAGTCGGTAAAACCTGGCTGCAAAATGACGATAACCAGACTCTTAAAATCTGGAACGGCACTACCTGGCTAGACGTTGCGTCTGGCGGTTCTTTCCGTACTCAAGATAAAGTCATTTATGTTGACAAAACTGGTGGTGATGATAACAAAACCGGTCACCGTATCAGTGGTCCTAAGCTGACCATTAAAGCAGCTATTAACGATATTAACGCAGACGTTGATACGTCTATTAAGACTGCAGGCTCTGGTTACGCTGACGCTACTTATAACAACGTTCCTCTTACTGGAGGTACAACTGGATCAGGACTAACCGCAACAATTACTGTTTCTGGTGGCGCAGTTACTTCAGTCACTAACGTTGCTAACTCTACACTGCAAGAGTATCAGATTGGTGACATCTTGTCTGCTGCTGACTCTAACCTTGGCGGTGGCGGTGGTTCTGGCTTTGAGCTGGAAGTGACCGGTGGTGGCGACGGTATGACCGTTATTGTGGCTGCTGGTGTTTACCAAGAAGTTGCCCCTATTCAGATCAAACGTCGTAACGTATCTATTATTGGTATGGCGTTGCGTAGTACTATTGTACACCCTACGCCTGCAACTGAAAAACCTGCATCTGCTGGTAACTCTGCACTGTTTGAGCTGAACAGCGGTTCGTTTGTTCAGAACCTGACGTTGACTGGTATGCAAGCTAGCAACTCCGGTAACAACAGTATTGACTCTGATCTACCTGATAAACAGGGTTGGAACTTTGCGTTCTATAACAACTCGTTTATTACTAAGTCTCCGTACATTCAGAACTGCACCAATTTCTCTGATAGTCAAATTGACAACAGTGATCTGCGGGCTCACAGACCACGCGGCGGTTCTGCAGGTGACTTGACCAACGCTCCTACCGGTGGCGGTATGTTGGCTGACGGTTCTGTGCCTAAGACCACAAGTCCTTTGAGGTCAATGGTTGCAGACAGCTATACCCACGTTGGTCTTAATGGTCCTGGTATCCTTGTCACAAACAACGGATACGCACAGTGTACGTCTAGCTACGCTTTCTTTAACAAGTACCACATCAAAGCGCTAAACGGTGGTCAAGCCAACCTGGCTGCATCAACTACTGACTTTGGTGAAAGAGCACTGGTTGCTGACGGTAAGTCTACTGCTGCTATTTTTAGCGGACAATCTGCAGCTGCTGCTTCTGTAGGTGCTATTACAATCGACGTTGATAACATCACAGCAGGCACTGGTTGGTTTGGTGATGCAACTAAACCGGCTAGCAACATGTTAGTGACAGTTACTAACTCTGATAGCACAACTTCTACTTATCCTATTCTATCATCGACTCCTATTAGCGGTGGTCATAGGGTTACAATTAGCCGTCCTAACGCTAGTAACCGCAGCCAAAATGATGGTCTTGAAAAGGCTGTAAATAACAACGCTGCTGTACAGTTTTTCCTTCGTTCTATGATTGCTTCTAGCGGTCACACGATGGAATACGCTGGTAGTGGTATGGACTACGATGCATTGCCTGAAAACGGCGGTGTGCCGGATGAATCTAAACAGATTACTGAACTCAACAACGGTAAGATTTGGACTGCTATTACTGACCATAACGGTAAGTTCAAGATTGGTGGTAACCAAACTGATGACCCAATCTTTGAGGTAGACCAACAGCTTGGTTTTATTACTATTCCAACTGGCTCTATTGCCTTCGACTTGCTGTCGGATACGACTCCGCAACTTGGTGGTAACCTGGATATTCAGTCTAGGACAATCACAACGTCAACTAGCAATGGTAACGTTGTCCTTGATCCTAATGGTACCGGTACTGTTGATGTAAGCTCTAGCCGTATTACAAGTCTTGCAGCCCCTGTAGATGCAAGTGATGCTGCTAGAAAATCTGATGTTGATGGCGTAGCAAGCACTGCTTCAACAAACGCCAGCAATATTACGACAAACGCTAGCAATATTACGACGAACACAACTGCTATTGGAACCAAAATGCCGCTTGCTGGCGGTACGTTTACTGGTGACGTAACCTTCCAGACTTCCGAAGAGCTACGGTTCTTTGAAGCAGTTCCGGCACAAGGCGGTAGTACCTCTGTTCAAAACTATATCGGTATTAAAGGACCAACAGCTCTCGATTTAAGCAGCGGTAATGAGGTCAACTATACGCTGACTCTTCCCACAGGGATGCCAGACGTTGCTGGCAAGGCAATCATCTCCGACCTTAACGGCAACCTGAGCTGGGGCTTTGCAGGCGGTGCTTCTGGTGGTGGTAACGACCAATGGGCTGTCGAACATGACAACACCATCAATAATTCTTACACCATTGGCACTGGTAAAAACGTTATCAGTGCTGGACCTTTGACGGTCAACTCCGGTGCAACTGTCACCGTACCTTCTGGCTCTACCTGGACTATTGTTTAATTATGACTGTAAAAATTGACGGTACTAATACAGTTGCAAACCCAGCGTTTACCGGCGCTGACACAGATACGGGTTTGCAGTGTGGAACGGATGAGTTAAAGCTGGTTACTGGTGGAACGGCACGGGTAACGGTTGATAGCTCTGGGCGTTTAGGTGTAGCTTCTGAAAGTCCAGACGCTGAGCTTCATGTTGGAGGGAGTGAGCCACATATTGATGTAGGACCTGACTCAGGAAACAGAGGCAAAATTGGCTATAAATCCAATGACCTTTTCTTCGGCACAAGTTCTGGTTCAGGTGAATTTATATTTAAAAACAACTGCACCAGCACTGACAATCCTGCCGATAGTGGCACCGAGCGGTTGCGAATCCTCTCAAACGGCACGTTAAAGCTTTCTAATTCTACTGGTATTGACTTTAGCGGAATCCAAACTAATGCCTCTGGCATGACTAGCGAAACGCTGGATAAATATGAAGAAGGTACTTGGACGCCTTCGCTCGGCGGAGGAACTGGATCTTTCAATTCTGATAGCTGGGGCCGATACACAAGAATTGGGAGAAGAGTTCACTTGAATTGCTTTATTAAAATCAGTTCAATGGACGATACAAACACCACTTTTTTAATTGCTGGAGTGCCTTTTACACCAGTTGACCCAGGATCTGGTGGTTTTGTGGGTTCGATAATGAGTAATGACGTTCGATGGCGACGTAACGGTAACACTTCAGACGCAACTATGGTTGCCCCTTACATGACAGACGGCACCGGCGGGATCAGGATATACGGTCTAAAGAGTGATAACGGCTGGGATTCACTTAAGAACGTTGACTGGAATACTAATGAGCAAGCGTATATCCAGATTTCTTACGACGTCTGAGCCTACAACAACTTAAACTTATGCCTAAACCTATTTCGTCTGGAGGACGTTCTTAATGGCTATTACAAAACGACTTGAATACAAAGAAGAAATCCTGCCTAATCAGATCATTCAGATTCGCACCACCACTGTGGTCGAAGAAGATGGTGTTGAGCTGGCGCGTAACCATCACCGCCACGTTGTTGTCCCTGGCGACGACGTAAGTGGCGAAGTAGCAGAGGTGCAGGCAATTGCGTCTGCCCTCTGGACTGATGAAGTCATTGCTGCATATCAGGCTTCCATTGCGGAGGCAGAATGAGCATTAAACTAAAAGGAACAACAGCCGGTAGTGCCGTCATCTTGGCGGCTCCGGCTGACACCAGTCCTACTGGTACAGAAAAAACATTTACATTACCAGCTGCTGATGGCAGTGCTGGACAAATTTTAGCAACCAACGGTGCTGGTGTCCTAAGCTTTGTTAATAAGCTTGAGTTTGATTACTGGCACTTAAATGCAGATCATACAACTAATGATGCGACTTTAACTAATTGGTCTAGGTATAATCAAGAAGGTGCTGCAAGTGAAATTGGATCAGGAATGTCGCAATCAAGCGGTATTTTTACATTTCCAGGAACAGGTAAATGGTTAGTTGTTGCTGCACCACAGTTTAGCATTGATGGCAGCGATAATTGTGTAGTTACTACAGAAGTAACCACTAACAATTCAACTTTCGGAGAAGCTGCTAGAGCAACTGATGGTAACAACGGGTCAGGAGCCAGAACCGGTGGTGGAATTGCTTTTGCGTTTGTTGATGTTACTGATACTGGAAACGTTAAAGTTCGTTTTAGAGCCTTGTCGCTTAGTGGATCTAGTAACGTAATGGGTAATTCAGCCTTTGTTGAGTCTGGATTTTTGTTTATCCGCCTTGGAGATACCTGATTATGAGTACAATAAAAGTAACAAACATCGAGCACGAAAATACCACTAACGGTGGCATCCAGCTAGATAACGCTGGTCACGTCACCGTTGACGGTCAACAGATGCCGACCACTGGTCCGTTGAGCAACAGAAATATCATCATAAATGGTGGGATGCAGGTCGCGCAGAGAACAACTGCAAGCCAATCTCAAACCGCAGGTGGCTCAGTTTATGGCGTAGACCGTTTTTACGCTTTTGCATCTCAAGCATCTAAGGTCACTGTTCAACAAAATCAAGGAAGCGTTACCCCTCCTGTTGGGTTTCAAAAGTATTTAGGTATTACATCCAGCTCTGCTTATTCGCCATCAAGCGGAGATATATTTAGTTTTGGTCAAGTTGTTGAAGCTCAAAATGCAGCACAATTAGCTTGGGGAACGTCTGACGCTAAAACAGTAACGTTGTCTTTTTGGGTGCGATCTTCCTTGACTGGCACCCATAGCGGTGCAATTATGAATGGCTCTTTTAACCGTTCATATCCGTACAGTTATACAATTTCCTCAGCTAATACTTGGGAGTATAAAACTGTAACAATTCCTGGTGACACAAGTGGAACTTGGGATATGTCAGGCAACGGAAAGTTTGGTTACATTATCTGGGACTACGGCACTGGTTCTGACAAACGCGGTACTGCTGGAGCGTGGACTGGCTCTCAAAAAGAAGGCGTTACAGGTGCAGTGCAACTTGTAGGCACAAACGGTGCGACTTGGTACATTACTGGGATTCAACTAGAAGTTGGCGAGAAAGCGACACCGTTTGAGCACAGAAGCTACAGCGATGAGCTTACTAAGTGTCAGCGGTATTATTATCGATCAAGGCAACACGGCTTTACATACAAAGGGTGTTATTTTGGGCATGGAATTAGTAGCAATCGCATTGGCGCAGCAGTAAGATTACCAGTCGAAATGAGAGCAGACCCTTCATTTGTTTTAATTAGGCCAGTCGACGGTGTTCAAAACGGAGCACACCGGTATCTTGGAGTTGGCGGGTCGGCTACAACAGGTGACGTATCTTTTACTTCTGTGACTTTTGCAGATATAGGACGCCTCGGGGCTCCGTATATAATCCTAAATAACAGCTCAGTCGCAGCAGGCGCAGGCTACCTTTTTCACATTGAGGCGCACGCAGAATTATGAACACTTACAAACTCGGATCTCTTAATTTAGACGGAACACAAAACATTGTTCTGACCGACAGCGATGGGAAAAATTTCAGTGTCCCACCAGATCCATATAACACACACTATCAGCAGTACCTTGATTGGGTTGCTGAAGGTAACACACCTATCCCCGCAGATTCATGATCACCCTTAT